GATTGGTGTATTCCCTTGTCGGATGGCTCCGATCTTGGTCACCCTAGTAATGTAGGCTTGAATATTTCTAGGGTCTGAAGCTTGCGTCGCCGGCAACACGGTCAACCAGCAGCCCGATCACGTCGATGGCGTCGCTGATGCTGTCCGGGTATTCGCCGTAGTACTTGTCACCTTCTGCAAGAAGACGGGTAAAGAACTTGTCGGTGAGGTTACCGGTTACACCGAACTTGGCGATGTAATTACCCAGGGTGGCTGTGGCATCTTCACTGTACTCTTCACCCAGTGCGGCGACCAGATAAGCACCCAGCTGTGAGTAGCGAACCTCGTCAGTGGTCATACCGGCCTTCACCAGCGCGCTGTCGATACCCAGCAGACGGGTGGCGACGTGCATGAACATTTCTTCGTTGTTCTTGATCTGGAGACCAGCCAGACGACGAATGATAGCCACGGTAATGGCGTTGTCGGAAGCCAGGGTTTCTTTCGACAGGGTACCCGGCAGTGCGCCAGTAGCGCTCATGTACACCGCTGCAAGGCGGGTAGTGTAGTTGATGATGGCATCAGCCTTACGACCGTCGACTTGGAAGTCAGCGATGTAGTGGGTCTGGTCGTCAGGGTTGACACAGCGCAACCACTCGGTCTTCGAGATCTCGTGCAGGGCCACTACGGTGTTGACTGCATGGAAGGCGGTACGCAAACGCATAACACCCGAGACGAAGTTGAGTTTCTTGATGATCATGAGAAATCCTTTAAAAAGTGATTATTCGCAATATAATGAAATTGCAGCAAAAGAACACTCAACTCCTAGAACCGGTTATCCCGGTTCTAGGAGGTAAGTAGTCTTACTTAACGGAACGCACCCAGGCTGTTGGCGTTAACCAGTACAGCTGGAGCCTTACGGCGACCCACGGTGTTCTTGAAGTGCTCAACCATCTTGACAACTTGGTTAAAGCTCTCGTTACCGGCGTACTGCTCTTTCACGGCCGGGTTGTGGATCTTCTTGTCGCAGATGTAGATCAGCTCGTCCACAGTAGTCTCGAAGACGTCCTGCTCGATATCGCTTGGGCGGAAGGTGGTGAGGAAGCTTTCCATGCCGGCGCTGAGGTGTTTGCACGCACGCAGCACGCCTTGCTCAGGAACAACGTCAACAGTGCTCCAGTATTCCACGTCACGGGTAGTGTCACCCACTTTCAACGGCGCGGTCACTGTACGAACACTCAGGGCGGTGTTGATGTCAGGGTTTGGCAGGCTTTCTTCCAGGAACCACTTCTTGTCGCCGAACGGACAGATCTCGACGTCCCACAGTACTGCTCCGGACATACCCTTGGTGGTATCCCAGATGATCTTGCGGATGTGACCGGCGATGTTGTCCATGTCGATCATCTTCAGACGGTTCACCCACTCCCACAGTTCCGTGATCTCTTTACGGACAATCTGCCCGCCGATAACCAGGTTGTAGTAAGGCTTAGGGTGATCCAGTTCCGAGAACATCTGACCGTCTTTAATACGGCGCTCGAAATCGCTATCAGGACCCATGCACTCCTTCAAGTAATCGTTCATGGGATACGTGATCCCGTGACGGTTAGGAATGTTGAAACCACCACCCGGCATGCGATAGTAAGGACTGACCTTACCGTTGGGGTCAACGAGAGGTTTTAACGACCCCCGTTTACCCGGACCGAGGATAGTGTTCCCCAGTGTAATAATTTGACTCATCCCGGAACTCCTTTGAGAATCTTCTCGAGGTCTGTAACTTTGGTATCCGGATTAACGATTGCTGCAATGGTGTTGTCTTGCAGATAACCACCCGTCAACTTCGGAATAGTACCATCGATCAACATGGCACCGTTATTAAGCCCTACAATAACCGCAGGGCGCCCTTCCAACATTGCTTTGCTGTTACGGTACTGATTGTCCAAGTTATCGGGGTCTCGCATCTGTAGCGAAGCGTAAACACGCATATGCTCAGGAGTACCCCCCATTTCAGCACCACACTGCTGGGCTGCATGGTCATACAAGGACGTGAAATCATCATCGTTCATGTACCACGGGAGTTTAGCGTAGAAGTTAAACTCCATGAAGTAACCGTAGTTCTTGTTGGGGTCTTGAATGTAGTGAAGGGTTTCAAACAGTGTGTCCCCTTCTTCAAACTCCAGAATTACGTACGGTACTCCATTAATCATTACATCACGAATACCAGACGGAACCAGAATCAAGTCAGCCAACGCAATCAGAGGAGTGTAGCACTCCCCCGGGATCACAATACCCATTACCACTGTAGACGACACATTGTTATCTACAGTGGTAAACCCGTTCTCCACAAACCGTTTAGGAATGTGTACTTCGAGTGTACGGTTCGCAACAACTGAAAGGTCGTCTTGAATCGTAAAGGCTTTCTTGATCTTGGCTCTGTTCCGTTCAAGGGAGCCAACGTCCATACCTTACTCCAGGGAGATACCTGCCAGAACCTTGATCAGCGCGCAATGGAGCTGCTTACGCTCATCCACAGCGGTGAACACTTTGTCCTGAGTCACGTAGGTAGCGGCGATGATCGCAGCGGCCATGTTGCAACCCAAGAGGTTCAGGAACACAGGAACGATGTCAGTGGAAAGAATGACGTTGATGCACTCTTTCTTACGTTCACCGATCAGGCTCTGGGAACCGCTCTCATCTACAGACGCTACGCCTTCGTAATTACCGACACGCTGGCTGTAGACGCTGTAGAGCTTGCTGATAGCCGATCCCAGGCGTTCGCGGACGACAGTGGCAGTCATGCTACCCCGATCGCCGATCGCGGTGTACAGAGCTTCCTTGGCCGCTTGGTTACCGTCGATAAACTTGGCAACGGCGATCGCAGCGCTCTCACAGAACACTTCCTGAGCCCGGTTATGGATAACACCGGAGACTTCGCTTACATACTGAGCCATCAACTCGCTAACCCGCAGCTTGTTATTGGCCAGTTCTTTCAAACTGAAGCTCTGACCTTTAACACGGGAGTACAAGTACGCGACCGTTACGTCACTGATGGCAGTGCCGCTTTCGGTGATGGCGCGCATGATGGTGGAGGTGTAGAAAACCAGCACCTTGCCTTCAACCACGTTTACCTTCACACCCAGTGCTTCGTGGGGGGTGATCTCTTTGTAACGCACAGGTTCGACGTCAGTGATCACGATCTCACGAGCGCGGTACAGGTTGGTGAACTGTTTCAGGTTGATGAGGTAACGGCAAAGACCGTTCCAGATCAAACCGGTGAATTCACGGTAGTCTTCCAGCGAACCGTCTTCCAACCACGGAACAGGTTTGTCGGTCATGTACATCTTCGAAGAGATGACGAACATCTTCATCAGCAACTGGACGTCGATGGTACGGATCTCGGCGAAGTTAATCTGGCCGTTCTCCATCAACTTGAAGACTTGACGCAGGCCGTCCAGGGTGGCCATCGACCAGAGGGCGCCGTAGGTGCTGGTGGACTTGTCATCCAGCACTGCAACGATCTCAGGGTGCTTGCTGCCGATCCATTCAACCAGATCGGAATCAGACACGTAACCGAACTTCAGGCGTTCCAGCATGCCGAAGTTAACTGCCTCGAAGGACAGGGACTTGTTGCTGACCTGTACCGGGTAGATACCCAGGTTGAACATCGGGTCATCTACATTGATGTACTTGATGTCCAGTTCGGAACGGATGGTCCGGAGTACCGATTCAACCGAGTACAGGCAGCTCACGCCGTCAGCGATAGCGAGTGCCATCGGAACGCCGTAGGTCTTGACCATGTCGAAGGCGCCACGAACCACTTTCGCCATTTCGGTAGTGGCCAATTCCATGACGTCGCTGTGAGGGGTCAGGTTTTGGGTAACTTCCATCGCTTGGTCGATCAGTGCGGTCGGTGAGTACGGGCTAACCGCATAACTGACTTCAGTCAACCCTGCAATGATGCCGGAGGCTTTCACCTCGAAGTTCTCGGGCAACCCACTGGCGATCAGCTGGGCGAGAATCAAATCGTCTTTACTGAGCATTATTGTGGGTCCTGTTGGATGAGGGAGGATTGAACCTTGCCGTTAACGGCTTTGCTGATCTGCTCTGCTTGAATAGAGGGATCCAGCGGGGCGATGTATTCCAGTCCGACCTTGTCGACGGTCTTGCGGATAAAACTCACGACGTTGGCGATCGTGATGACGTTGTTCATCTGGGTAGGGGTCATGATACGACGTCCTTAAATAAGTTGAAGGCGATTGACTGGGTCCATGCCTGTGTAATAGGTGTTGTAAATCGTGGTGCAGATTTCGCCAATGGTGATGATGCCATCTTTGTTCCGGTCGAAGCCCTTGTTCTGGATGAACGCTTTGGCCTCGAAGTCACCGACGAGTTTCTGATTCTCCGGAGTGCGCTCACGGAACAACGGTTGGTCAGCGCTCTTACCGACAGCCCCTGGGTAGAAGATCGTCAGGTAGAAGTCTTCCAACTGGGTACACTTCTTGCCGCGCTTAGACCACATCTCGAAATACTTGAACACGTAGTCCAGTTGATCCAGTTGACTCATGGCAACCAGGGCATCCAGCGTAGTGCCCAGTTCTTTAGCCGCGTCGCCACCGAACTGGATCAAGCCGAAAAAGTTCGACCCGCCATTGTTCTGCTTGCTCGGGCTGAAGGTACCGCCGGACTCGAAGTGCATGCAAGCCATCAACCAGCTGGCGACGATTGGGTCGTAACCCTGCCGTGAACACCAGGCGTAAATCTTGTCACGGAACTCTTTGGAAACTTTCTTGCTCCAGGCCATGTCGTAAGCAGGGAGCTTATTAACTCGGCGATAATTAGCAGCAAGCAACTGGAGACCGCTCAACGAACCTTTACCCCAAACGCCGTCGACGCTGGTCAGGTAGACACCCAGATCCTTCATGTAGTCCTGGAGCTGGGTGACGATGTTCTTGCCATCATCCGAAGCATTAACGGGCATGCTGGCCGCAGTGAAAATACCACGACCAATGAATGTAGCGTACGTGCGCATGAGTTCAACAACACCGGAGGCTGACTTAGCCCCCCAGATGCCGTCAATATCACCGCCGTACAGACTCAGTTCCTTGAGGATCACTTGAGTGTCCTTGAAACCGTTCTGAGTACGGAAGTCCATAACTTATTTACCCCGATAAACAGCGATAGCTCGCTTCGTGAATTGGAAAGACCATTCGTTAACAATGAGACGGTTACGGAAGGAAATCACCATCCGGTTGAACGGTGCTTTAAAGCTCGTCTTGGCATCGATCTCCTGCTTGTCCTCGGTATACATCTTCTTGGTCATGATGCGACCTGCCGTGGCTTTAAGCTGGTTACCGAATACGAACTTGTCAGCACGAGTTCGACCATCGAGGGACTCTACATAGAAAATCACCAAGAGGGTATCGGGCTGGATGCTAGGACGGTTCACGTTGAAGATACCCGACACGGCGTTTGTTTCAACAGAGCTGCCGATGATCTGGTTCTTACGTTTAGTCAACTTGTTCGCTTTGGTAACGAACTGACGTACCGACTCTGACATGTTTTCCAGGGCGCCGTTGTACTCGACCCGAATGTCTACAATCTTCCCGTGGTGGGTAGATTTAACTTGCTTGATACCCAGCTTGTTCACTTCAGCAACAAACTCGGCATCATGATTTCCCTCCATCAAATGCGGTTCTTCAACATCGCATAAAATCGAGTCTTGCTCGATATCGTCCCCTACTTTAACCTTCAGAAACAGGTTATCCGTAATCCGCATCGTGAAGGGAGTAGGTTTGATATATGGAATCTGTGTTTCGCCAGCAATACGACTACTGATGGCGATGGAGTCTTCATAGGTGTCTTGGTCTTCAAACAACCCAACACGAACCATGAAGCCGCCTTTCAGACCCACTTGACCCGGGCAGAAGATATCCCGCATAAACCAGTTACTGTTCCAACCGACTACATCACCCTTCTTGAACGTGTCGCCGACTTTCATATCGGTAACGCGGGTATGTCGGTGGTACTCACCACTTGCTTCGCCGATGTACAGCCCCAGCGGGTAACGGTCCACAGACTTGTCGTCGTAGGTAATTACCAGCTCATCGTCTTTAACCTCAGTGACTGTACCATTCGCTTTCGCGATCTTGCTGTACAGTTCAGAAGTCCGGTGAGGAATAACGTTCTCGTAACCAGTACGGAGCGGTACAATGCCATAGTTAGTAGCACTGATAGCCTGGCTCCACTGCGTCGAAGTAAACACCGCACGTTTCGCATCATCATGACGACCGCCATACATCAGGTTCATTGTAACCGAACCATCACCACAAGGAGTCCGTTCCTTATTAAGGTCGATGTTACCGCGGTAATCTATAATCGCTGGATCAGAACTGGTATACGTTACGAACCCTACCTTGCCGCTGTCCTTGTTCGCCTCAGAGATAATACCCTGATAGCTAACCAGCTGAGTACGAGCCCGCTTAACCACAGTGATCTCATTACGGCCACCCGTCCCGCCAAAGGTAACTTCTTCCTGATCCTTCACCTGGTGGACTGGACCAACCTCTTCCACCTGCTGACCGGAGTTATCTTCACCAATAGCAATGATGACAGCGTCCGGGTTAAAGTCCAGCTTGTGACGACGGGAGATGCCTTTGTTCTGGTACTGGCGGTTAGCCTTAGCCATTTCCCGATAGAACAGCCCTGCAAAGCGTTCATAGCCTACAAGACGTTGTTCCTCGATCTCTACCTCATGGCGACTGTAATCGGTCTCCAGGGCTTTAGCAGCCTCAATCAGCAGGTAGTGGAAAGAATCAGGCAACTTCTGCTTCCGCAACTCTTCTCGAGAGATCGGGTCTAGGAACAGAGTATAAAGGTTCTTCATCTCTTGGAACTGAGCAGGTCTTACCCGAGGGTCCCCCATCAATGCAGTCCAGATGGAGTTGTTGTTCAGGTCAGACTTACTGAAGTTGCTGATGTTAGTCAGTTTAGGCATCCCACCGAAGATCATGGTGGTCAACTTCTCACGACGGCTCAAGACCAAGTACTGGTCGTTGAACTTGATCGCGAACTCATCAGGTTCCAGTTTGAGACGAGTGCTAATGGGAACGGTACGAGTCGTGGCCTTGATAACTTTCAGCAGTTCATCGATCCCGAAGTAGTAACACAGCACAACACCCAACGGGAATTGATACCCACTGATGTTGATAAGCGCGTGTTCCAGCGGAGCCTTAGTCAGGTCGATACCCAACAGAGCTTCTACAGTACCGGTGCTCTTGTCCCCCTGGTAGAGGTTGCCAAAGTCATCGATGGTCAGTGCTTCATTACCCTTAACCCCAATCAGGAAACGATCCTGTTTGGTATACTTCTTAAAGTCAGGGTGTTTCTCCAGCAACCCAGCCAAGTTGAAATCCAAAACCGTATCGCCAACCGTGATGGACTTGTACTGCTTAGCCAACATGGAATAGACGCGTGGGGCTTTGTAACTCCTATCGAACTTACCACCTTTGCTGAAGGTGTACTTATTAACCTTGCTCTGGATGGCAATCTGTTTAACCATGAACTTTTCCAGATCGTCAACTACTTTACGACTTCTGGTAATCATCAGTTTACGGTCATAGTAGCTGGTCAGCGCTACTTCCCAACCCGAGATCTTGCGGAAGACCTTTTCCTTACGCTGCAACTGAAAGTGCTGCTTTACGCCGTCAATGATAAAGCTACCGTCGTCGTTCACCACAGGGAAGCGTGGGTGGATAGTAACTTGGTCACCATTGACGTGGTGGAACTGGATGCTACGAACATCGTAACTACCTTCCACACTACTGAAGTTCTCTACCCGGTAGTCGTTCATGGCATAGCCGGCGTTCTGGAAGGCCAGTGCCATGCTAGCAATATCTTTCTCCAGGAACTTAGCTGCGTAACCGTTCTTCAATGAAGTAGCCCGGCTACTCAGCATGCTCTCATCGAGTACCGTCGTGAAGTTAGCCTCGATCTTGGCCTCCTCCTTAACGCTGTTCAACTCCTCTGGGGTGATCTGAATGAACTCGGCAAAGGTTTGACCGTTAGGCATCTCCAGATGTTGGA